TGTCGAAATAAATTATAATGTTGTGATGATGACTGCTTATATGGAACAAATGAATGATTTAGGTGAGTTATGGATTGAACATTTAGAAACTTATTTTGGTAATCCAACAAGTTATAGGTTTTTATCAAGTTTACCAGGATCTATTGATAATGAAGTTGAAATGGAATCACAAGGTGAAAGACTAATAAAGAACACATTTGATATGACCATAAAGGGATACTTGATTCCTGAATTTACTGATAAGGTATTTGGGAAAACTGGTGAAATGGTACGAAGTTATAGTAATAAAAAAGTATCGTTTTCTGAATCAATTATATAATTATATATATAAATATGAGGTTATTTTATGTCTGAAATTAAATTCACAGAAGAAGAGCTAAAACAAGTAGGTGACTTACAAGTTAAGTACAATGAAGTAACTAATAAACTTGGACAATTATCTATTGCTCGATCTAATGTAAAAAAACAACTCGAACTTTTGGGAGACCAAGAAGATGGGTTACTTGCTGAACTTGAATCAGTTCAAGGAGAAGAACAGCAATTATTAAATGTTATAAATAAAAAATACGGTCCAGGGCAATTAGACGCAAGTACAGGTATATTTACACCAGCTGACCAATAAAGAGTTATCTTTCGAAAATTATATAATATTTATATATGAATAATTATATTTAATCCAATACCTTTCGGAGACTTTAAATGGCTGAAAAAATTCTTAGTCCAGGTGTATTTACCAACGAAATAGATCAATCTTTTTTACCAGCAACTGCGGGTCCCATTGGGGCGGCTATAGTTGGTCCAACTGTAAAGGGTCCAGTTTTAATCCCAACAGTAGTTAGTTCTTATAGTGAATATGTACAAATATTCGGTGAAGTAATAGAAAGTGGTTCAGATAGTTACCAATTCTTAACATCACATACTGCTAAAGAATATTTAAGACAAGGTGGTCCTTGTACTATTGTTAGGGTTGCTAAACCCAATCAAACAAAAGCTACTGCTGATGTTGAGTCGGAATCATCAACTGGAAGTACTTATGGTAGTGCTTCTATCACTATTACACCAGGAGGTCAAAGACCAAGTGGTTCAAAACACGAGTTAACGATTAATAGTGTTGACTTTGTAGGTGTAGAATCTGCTTCCTTATTTGATAATAGTAATACTGAAAGGTATTTTAATATTGGTGCGAGTGGTTCAGCCACATATCTTACTAATTTAGCTGCTGCTATTAATTCTGCTACTGCATTAACTAAGGTTTCTGCTTCTGCTTTAGTAGGACCTGGGTATACATTAGTTTTATCAGGATCTTCAAGTGGTACAAGTGGTAATGTTACTGTCACAACTGGTTCAGCTGATGGTAATACTCAAGCTGTATTTCAAAAAACTGGTCGTGGATTTAGTCTATCAGGTGGTACTGATTCAACTTCTGTATCGACATTATTTACACTTGAAGCATTAGGTGATGGTCCTATTTTTAACAACTCGGCTTCTGTTGGTACAGATGGTATTCTTGCTCCAAGAACAGGTTCAAGAACTAATCAACTTTTTGCTTCTGGTAGTTATGGTGGTAGACCTAATAACTTCAGATGGGAAGTTTCACAGAGAAATTTGAAAAAAGGTACTTTTACTCTTTTACTTAGAGCTGGTAATGATACTGATAAGAAGAAACAAGTAATTGAAACTTATGAAAATCTATCATTGGATCCAGAAAGTACAAATTATATATTAAAAAGAATTGGAAATACTAAAACAGAAATTGCTGTAGAAGATAGTGCTGCATATGTTAAAGAGTCTGGACATGGAAGTGTAATCTTTCCAAATAAATCCAAACTTGTAAGGGTAAGTTCATTTCCAGATGCTGCTAAAACACCAAATTATTTAGATGATAATGGTGATGTAACTGTTAGATATGCTGCTTCTGCTTCATTCTTACCGGCAGTCGGTAGTGGAAGTTATGGTGGTTCATTTAGTGGTGGTGTTTATGGTGAAGAATGGACACATCCATTTAACTTCTATTTAAATGCTGATCCAGATGGTAATGCACAAGGTGTTAATACAAATGGTGTAGCTGCTGGTAGTTCTGCTTATCCAGTGCAGACAAGTACTGTTGGTGGTGGATATAGAACTGCACTTAGTATTTTGAGTAATAAAGACCAATATGATTTTAACTTATTGTTCTTACCTGGAATTTTAGACCAAGCTGGAACAGGACATAATGCTATTGCTCAACAGGCTATTCAATTGTGTGAAGATAGAGGTGACTCTTTCTTAGTACTTGATAATACTAAATTAACAGATACAGTTGCTACTGCAAAATCTAATGCTGAAGCTAGAAATACAAGTTATGCTGCTTCTTATTACCCTTGGGTACAAGTTCAAGACGCTACACTTGGAACAATGAGATTTGTACCACCATCAGTTGTTTTGGCTGGTGTATATCACTTTAACGATACTGTAGGACAACCTTGGTTTGCTCCTGCTGGTTTGAATCGTGGTGGTGTAGATAGTGCGGTACAGGCATATAAGAAATTATCACAAAGTAATCGTGATGATTTATATGATTCAAATATGAATCCGATTGCTACATTTCCTGGTCAAGGTGTTACTGTCTTTGGACAGAAGACATTACAGAAGAAAGCTTCTGCTCTTGACCGAGTAAATGTTCGTAGATTATTGATTAA